CATAAGCAGTACTCAGCTCTTCAAGCAATGGAGCCATGTATTGGCACGGGCCACACCATGTAGCCCAAATATCAAGGACCATTGGCGTCGGTCTCTCCGTGAGGACTGCGTCAAACTCTTGTTGCGTGATTTCTCTCATATATCTATTGTATTCCTTATTGTTCCACCTGTGAATATGCCTTACGGGTTGCAACAGGCCAGTGGAGTGTGTATATTGACTCAACACCCGTATTAAAGGAGCTTTATGATTTACTCAGGCGATACCTGGCGTTCAGCACGTGCGTGCATTAGTGCAAATACGCTCACATTCTTCCCGCGCAATCGCAAACAGCGCCTTGAAGCTCTTGGTTATTGTGGAATTTGCCTTGTTCGTGGAGAGTGCCTCAAGTATGCTCTTGATAATTCAATTGAGTTTGGCATCTACGGGGGAAAGACTGAAGACGAGCGAAAAATCTTGTTGCGTCGCAGGCGATGAACGAAAAACGACTCTGGCTAAATGACGACCATCTAGTAATCGACTTTCCATACGACCAAGACGAGGTCGCAGCGATTAAGAAGATACCTGGGGCTAAATGGGACAAGCTCGCCCGTGTTTGGCGTGCTCCTGCTACATCTCTTTCTGAGATTAGAGATTTTGCAATCCTTCATGACTTTGAAGTTGAAACATCAATAATGCTTTTTGATGAACCAAAACGATTGAACAAGTCATTTGGCATGTGGAGCGACGATAGCTGGATTTATCTTGGCTTTAATTACGACCAAGTAAAAGTTCGCTCAGTGAAACAACTCCCAGGTGTTACATGGGATTCAAAATCAAAAGCATGGAGAGTGCCTAGAACGGCTGTTCGTGAAGCAATTCAATGGGCCGCAATTTTTAAAATAGATGTACCGGCTGAACTACATCTTGATGCGGAAGAGTTTGCTGAGGTTAGTAAAAAACGAGCAGATGCATCACGGGCTCATAGTGCAGTGCTGTTGGTGCCAAACATTTCTGGCTCACTACTTCCATATCAAATGGCTGGAGTCTCCTATGCTCATCAGACAAGAAGGTGCTTCATTGCTGATGACATGGGTCTTGGGAAAACACTGCAAGCATTGGCAACACTTGAGTACTCTGCTTCGCTTGGAGAAGATGTATACCCAGCAATAGTTATGTGTCCGTCAAATCTTGTTCTTAACTGGAAGTCAGAAGTAGAAAAATGGATACCATCTAGAAAAGCAAGCGTTGTAGTTGACCGCTCAACCTTTCCGAGCGAAGAGCACGACATAGTAGTTATTGGGTATGCAAACATAAGCCATTGGGTGAAGAGTTTAAAGGGTTACAAATCTCTTATTTGCGATGAATCTCACTACCTCAAAACACCAACAGCACAGCGCACAAAAGCTGCAATAAAGATTTCAAAAACAATAAAATCTGGTTTGGTTCTATGTCTAACCGGTACACCAGTGACGAACAGGCCAGCAGAGTACGCAAGTCAATTAGACATCATTGGCAGGCTTAACGAGCTTGGTGGCACCTGGGGCTTCTATAGACGCTATTGCGGAGCTTTTAAAGACAAATGGGGACATTGGAATACATCCGGTGCTACAAACTTAGAGGAACTCAATGAGATACTTCGCTCACTTTGTTACATACGACGCACAAAGGAACAAGTGCTTCCAGAACTGCCAGATGTAATCCATGATAGGCATGTTATTAATCTCTCAGATAAGCATCGAGCTGAATATAAAAAAGCTGAAGACGATATTGTTGAATACCTTGTTCAGCGAGCAAAAGAGATTGCTTTAGAAATCGGAAAATCTCCTTATTCGGCTGCGGTTGTAGCAAAAATAAAAGCCGAGTCAAATGTTCACTTGGTCAAACTTTCTGTATTACGTAGGTTGGCAGCAAAAGGGAAGATGGAATCAATTAAAGAATGGGTGCAGACCCAGGTGGAAGCTGGTGAGAAAGTTGTAATTGCTGCTCACCATCGTGATGTAGTTGACTATTTGGCTAATGAGTTTGGTGGTTTAAAAATACAGGGTGGGATGGATGTTGAAGATGTTGAGAAGGCAAAGAAGATGTTCCAAAACCTGTCTACTGAAGAAGCCCCTGTAATAGTCCTGTCAATGCAAGCAGCCAAGACCGGCCACACTCTAACCGCTGCTCAAAAGGTGCTGTTCGTGGAACTCCCATGGACTCCGGCTGATGTTGACCAGCTCTATAGTCGATGTCACAGACTTGGGCAAAAAGGCTCAGTGATGGTTACATATGCTATAGCGGTTGACACAGTTGATGAACAAATCTATGACTTGATACAGTCAAAGCGCCACATCGTTAATGCGGCCGTAGATGGTTCGTATGGTGAAGAAAGCGAGTCGTCTAGCCAGCTTGTTCTTGACTACCTAAAACGAGGTTTCAACCGCTAATCACTTTTAGACACTGCTTGCAAGTGACTAAATCTTTGTTATAAGTGACAATGTAGGTTGCATCTTGAAGTCCGCATGATGTCAAATAGAACGGCAGACCGTGCCAACCATTTCCGTTGTGCACTAAATCACGCGTCGGCGTGTCTGGTACTTCTTCTATTATTTTAGCTCCAGCATGAATGTGTCTGATTCCCACATAATGCCAATGGCTGCGTAGCCAATTACATCCATAACATTGTCCTGGATTGATTCATTGTTGGGTGTTGAGTTGTTCTCTATGAGGTTCTCAAGTCTGGCAACTTTGTCATGAACTCTGACCATAAGGCCGGCTCTGCCGAAACGCTGAATGTTTGAGTGGCCGTAGTCATGTTGCTTCCGGCACAAAACCTCATGCACATAAGGAATGGTTAGATTGAATCCAAGAGAATAAGCCAGCATGTTTGCAAGCCTTCCTATTGACTTCCATTCACTTGAAGCATTCTTCTTGTCGTCGTAAAACATCTCATTGATAAAAATATCAAGATGGGTTCGGAGCATCTTTACGGTTGCGTTGCTCGATTCGTCAAAAGAAGAAACCAGCCTCGATATAGTGTCACCAACAAAACTCAATTCTTCATCTGCAGGAAGTATTTTTTTTAGTGCTAGCAATGATGCGTCATTCCATGTTCGTGGCAATTCACTAACTGATTGTTGATTCATCCAATACTCCTTTAAAAATTTTTCCAAGCCATTCTGCTACTGGTGCAGCTACTCCGTTACCGGTTTGCTTATACCTAGCTGTATCGGGCTGTTCTTTTCCGTCTGCACGCCATCTGGTGTGGTCCACGGGCCAGCCCATCAAAATCTCACATTCTTTTGGCAAAAGGCGTCTAACCACCATGTTCTGCAACACCCCGGTTGACTGTTTTGTACCAGCCCTGATTGCATGATGTATGCCGCCGTCAACAAGCTTGTCGTTGTATTCATCGTAAGCAATTGCATCAATGACAAGGTTTTCACCCCTGCTTGACGGCACTCCACCGTCGCCACCACTACGAAGTGTCATTGCTATCCCGTCATTGAGTTCTTCGTTTTGTGCGACCATTGGAGTGTTTAGGCCACCAGTGCCCATAAACGCAGTCAATGTGTTGATGGTGTCGCCCTGCAAGCGAACCCCATCCTGTCTGTGCGGGTGGAACACTATTGGTGAATCATCGTTTTCGTAAGCAACACTTGGTGACTGCTGTGTAGCTTTGAGTGTTGGTGAATGGTCTGTAAATACATTTGCATTTGAGCCGAATTGGGTGTCAAAGGAATAAACTTCTTCATTTGTAACAATTGTTCCAGGGCCCTTTGCGTCACGGGCTCGCAATGTTAGAGCTTTGTCGGTTTCCTGCCATTTAGCAAAACCGCTGTTCTCAAATGCTAAGACTCCCTGTTCGCTACTGCTTCCAGTGCTTGACGAAGCTTTTCCGGCAACTTCTTGTTTCGCCTGTCTGCCCTTCTGAGAATGCCTTCGCATGCCCTCTTGGACAGGTAGTAACGGGAGGGGACTTCGCTCTGCGGCACCAATATCGTATGTAGCACACACGAAGATGCGGCGCCGTCGCTGGGCGATTCCGTAGTACTGAGCATCAAGGATTGCCCAGTCAAGCGCCACGCACCCTGATTTGGCCATTTCATCGAGGACGACCCCAAAGTCAGCACCCTTGTTGGAAGTAAGTGCTCCGGGAACGTTTTCCCAGATTGCGAGTCGTGGGTATTGTCCATTTGTTGCATCACGCATCTCCTTGATAATTCTTATTGCTTCATGGAATAAACCAGAGCGCTCACCAGAGAGGCCTTTTCGGACGCCAGCCACGGAGAGGTCCTGGCACGGGCTACCGAAGTTTATGCAGTCAACTGGTTCTATCTCATTGCCTTTGACATCTCTAACATCAAGATATTTAGGGATGTCTGGCCAGTGTTTCTTAAGTATCTGCTGGCATGCGGGGTCCCATTCAACTTGCCACCGGCATTGCCAGTCGGCGGCTTCAAACCCAAGGTCGAAACCGCCGACTCCGGCGAAGAGGCTGCCAAATGTCAGGCTCAGAAAGGCTCTTCCCCGAATGAATCAAAGTCATTGCGGGTTGTAGCTGGACGAGCGCCTGCTCGTGCTGGTGCTTTCTGTGCAGGACGAGCGTTGACAGGGTTGCCAGAAGCATTCTCTGCCTTTGCTTTGCGCTGCAATGTCTCAATGTTGCGAACAGAAATACCGATTTCGTCTGCAAGAACGTTCACTGCTGAACGCTTCTTACCTGTTTCTTTGTCGTCCCATGTTTCTTGCTCAAGACGACCGGTCACGGTCACACGAATTCCCTTTTCAAGAACTCGTACTGCATCTTCGGCAAGGTTTCGCCATGCGATTACATTGAAGTAGGAAGTCTTTTCCTGCTTTTCGCCCTTGGCGTCTGTCCAGAAGTTATTGACTGCTACGGAAAAAGAAAGCTTTCCTGCTCCTGAGTCAAAATAACGGATTTCTGGGTCCGCCGTTAGGTTCCCGGTTATTGTTACTGGCGCTGATGACATGTTCGTATTCTCCTTGTGTTGAGTTGATTATCGCCGAAAGCAGCTTATCACCCATGATAGGCTCTGTCAATGGCTACTAATCCTTTTGAAATAAGGCTTTCGTTAACCAATGCGATTGCCAATTCGCTGTTTGATATTGCTTTTGACCAAAGCTTATCCGACGCTGAGCTTAAACAGCAACTTGAAGACTACAAAGATGTTGCGGCAATGATTCTTGAAGACCTTGGATGTGAAATCCTTGAGTTGAAAGATGGAAAGATGATTTGTTCTTTTAGTCCACAAAATTGATACGGGACTAACAACTAACAGGAGTAAATTGGGGCGCAGAAGGAGCGCAGCGACTGGTATTCCAAGAGAATACGGAAGGTTCCATTTATTTTATTTCCGAATGGCTGTAGGCCGAAGGCCGTAAGCCTGAGAGCGATAGCGTGAAATGAAAAAATGGAGGGAGTATTTTCGCGGAATACGAGCAGGCAATTTCTCCGGGGACTTTTATCTAAATATATTCGGGACTAATAAACATACTTAGCATTTGCGTGCAAGGCTGCGTGCTGCGCAGCTGTTTAGGGTGTTGTGCACGCCCAGCGTGCAAGCGAAGCGTCATAAGCCCTAACAGCGAAGCATCTCGCGGACTGCATGCAATGCGATTGTTGTGATTCGACCTGATACGGGGCTAAATACCTACCGGGAGCAGACAGCGAAGTTGCTTTCTTTTCGAGCGGAGCGGGAGCGAGAAGGTTCCAGAAGCGGAGTTATTTTGCGATTAAAGATTTTAAGGGAACAAGCGAGAATGCGAGCGTTGGAAGACGAGAAGCTTGAATGTAAATAGTAAAACTTCGGGACTAGAGACCATTCAAGCGGTGAGTCTTTCGAGGCGAGATACGAGCGCGTGTACTTAAAAGATTTAAGAGTGAAATAATGAGCACTCTGGAATTTCGAGCGTTCGCTGAGCGAGGAAAGAAGTACGAGCAAAAGTTGTGATGTTTATAGCAAGCAAAGCTTGCGGGACTATAGAGAATGTTTTATAAGCAATGTTCAACAAACAGCTTTACGAAGTGAAACCAGGCAGCTGCTGAAGGTCGGTGGTAGCTCTTTTGCGGACACCGCCGGAAGCATCTGCTGGTGAGCGAGTAGGCGTGGACTTTTATTTATCAAAAGAAACGGGACTAATAACCACATGGTTAGGCATGTGCCTGTTTTGAAAAGGAGTGGAGCGACTGTTGGTTTTTAAAGTTTACGGAAGAGGCTCTTTTTGTCTTTTTTGAGCGAGGCACGAGCGAAAGCGACGCTTGCGGAGCGGTAAAAAGAAAAAAAGAGAGGGAGTAAAATTTAACAAACCATGAAAAACGGCACTGCCGGGAGTTGTTAGATAAATTATTACGGGACTTACTTCTATAAGCCAACAAGCATTGCGTCTTTCTGTTCGATGTGAATGAGCGTGCTGGTAACGAGGTACGAAGTTACGCAAAGCGAAAGAACAACGAAAAAGAAAACGCATGCGGTAGCTTTTATTTGAAACGCATCGGGAC